CTGTGATGCTTCCATGTCTATTCGTTGTTTTATATCAACTAAAATAAGCTGCAATATTGTTGCGGGTAATTTAGCATTTACCATTTCCTTAAATATACTTTCTTTTGCATCTTCAATTTTTAAATTTATACTTCTTTCCACTACCATTTTATATTCCTCCTATTTTTTTATACTGGTCTACTTGCCCCATCTTCTACTACTATCATTGTGCCTGACCCAATGCTTATATAATTAGTTGAATTTGCGTGTAAAATTAATCTGTTTGTCAAACATTCTAAATAACAATTGTTTGGTAAATATACTGTATCACCAAGAAATTGAGTATAATTACTAGCAACAAATGAATAAGATGTGTAATTAGTACTTACCCAGGATTGTGTTGCGTAATCAGCTAATTCCCAGTCATGCACAAAGTTTGTGCTTACCCATGATTCTTTTGCTATATATCCTGTGTCACATTTAATTGCTCCCCTAAAGTCACAATCACCCCAAAAATAATTCATACCTGTTGACCGTAAGTCGAATCCACCACCGTTAGCATAACAAGTGAAAGAACAATTGGTATTTATTAATCCAGTATCATAATTTAGAGATGCAGCATTATATTTATACCCAACGCTACCTTGAAAAATTCCCGCATTGTAGAAATCTAAGTATTGGTCATGCATAAGAATGTAACTGGTTGTATTGCTTGTTCTTATAGTTGTCCCAGTTATTGAGCCCCCAATTATACTAGCACCACTTATCGTCCCTGCACTTATACTAGCGCCAGTTATTGTTCCCGCGCTTATAGATGGGCTCTCTATTGTTGTAGCAGTGATTTTAGTAGATGTTATATAAGAAGGTAGAGTGGGTATAACTGGTTTACTCGTTACATTGTTCCATGAGATATACGCATTTGCTCCCATAGCAATATTAGTTCCGACCACCAACTCATCAGTTTTTATTTGGCTTGCGCTTATGCTAATTGCACTTATAAACTTTCCAACAATAGCACCGTCCATTGTTATGGCTGTTTCATATGGTCCATTTATACCTGTGCTACTATATCCAAAACCGCCAATTGACCATCTCCATACATCAAAAGCAGTCATCACGTCGGTTGTGTCCATGATAAGTATTTCATAAGGATGACCCTCTGCATTTTGTCTTATTACTACATTCCCACCACTAGCTCCAGTGATTAAGTCCGTAGCGTTTTCTATAGCCTTTTGATAATCTGATTTTACTTGTACTATATCTTGTTTAACCTCTTGAATAGAGTTATTAATAGTTGTTGCTATATTATCTTTAAAGCTTCCTAACTCAATTTTTTCTATTCTATCTGTTAATATATTTTTAGTTATTTTTATTACTTTTGCTTTTAAATTTATATCTAATCTATTATGTTTTATAGTCACAGTATCGCCCAAATAAACTCTTTCTAGTACTGCATAGTTTTTATACTCGCTAGTCTTAGAGAGTTCGATGAAGTTTATTACATAATTAAATTGAGGTATATCTATTTTATTATCTGTCATATATTCTTGTCCTGCAATTCTCAAAGTGTTCTCTGTTTCACAATCACTAAATTCTTGTACTTTGATTTTAGGATGTGAAAAGTTATCAATATAAATTGAATCAATATACTTTTCTGTAAGCAAAAGCCCGCCCTTACCAATAGGCATTAATCTAGTGCATAATCCATCCATATCCAAATCCTCTTGAATTCCTTGTACATTTTTACCGTAAGCAACTAATACGCCTCTATCAAGTCCTCTAGCCCCTAATAATTCAATAGTGAAATTATCTCTTACTAACTCGCCACCGATATTATTAATTAATCCATCAGTACCCATAATACTTTCGACTACATTTTTTCTAATAAATTGCTTGTTTGCTAATATTGAAATATCACTCATCGATGTAAAACTATGTGCATATTGAGTATTTGTGAGTATTAAATCTAAAGCACCGGCACCATTTATATTAGTTAGCGTAATATCTTCCAAAAAATTATCTAAAAGGTCATAAAATATATGTCTAGCATTAATTTTTATGCCTTTTAAAGTTTTTACTTTGTGATATATTCTAAATAATTGTCCATCTGCCTTTATGACGTTTCCCTCTAATAAGTACTTCCATTTACCACGTTCATCTAAAGGATATTCTAATTCTAATTTGTATTGGCCATTAAGTTCTTCTGTAATTGGAGCACTCTTACAATCTCCTAAGACTACAATTCCATTATTATCAAAGTTAGTTGTTTTGCTATCATAAACGTTAATCATTATATCCACCGCCAGTTAGGTGTTACATCTATTTTTGTTAATGTACCACTCCATGAAATGGTATTATTTCCAACTTCTAAATTAGGAAATTCACCACTCATATCATTATTTTTTAGCTGCGTATCTTTGTAACAATCCATTAAATCGCTATTTATAGTCACATAGTCCACAATATTAGTTAGATTAACAACATTACCATTAATACTTAAATTTACGTTGCCTGTTCCGAAAAGTTTAATAATCGGTCTACTAATTACACAACCACTGTTAAAAATCGTTCCTGGTGCTTCTAAAGTGATTATTCTATTACCTATACTATATTTGTGCGGCTGACATTCAAATTGTATTAAAAATCTGTGAAATTCTCTTAATATTTTGCTAAAATTAATTTGATTTATAATAGTAGCTTTATAAACTTTTTCAGGTTCGTTCGAAAAAATAACATCAGCAGATCCAGTAAGCCAACTACATATAAAATCTATATCATCTAAATTTTTAATCCAGCATTCCACACTTTTAATTGTGCTTTTATAACTCCCAAGGTCATTTGTCAAAAATCCATCTCTACCGGGTATCTCAATTTTCTCTATATCTTTAGCAGCTCTAACAATTGGGGGTAGCTTATCAATTGTTAAATAATCTTTACTACTAATATTATTTAAAATAAAAAAAGGAGCCATTATCTGCTACCTCCTAACTGTTTTTGTTTCATATAGAATGCTAATTCTGTTGCTAAGCTTTCTACATCTTGAGTCCTGTTATTTACAAAGTTTTCTATCTTAAGATTTAATCCACCTTGGCCACTCTTACTGGCTAAGACTCCTTTTGCTACTTCTTGAGCAGTTTTAGTTACTAAATCCAAACTTGCTTCATGATTCAAAATTTGAGATCCTTTATTAAGGTTATAGACCTCATACCCCTTTTCATGCAGAGTCGTTAATCCACCACCATAATTTCTATCACCACTAGCATTATTATCAATTCCTAAGTTGCTGCTTATATACCCACCATCTTTAGTTGTTTGCGTTACTTGTGATGAAAATTTCTTAACTTTAGGATACCAATTATTCCACCAACTTTTAAGTCTATCCCAACTAGTTAGTATCTTGCCAGTGTTTGTATTTACACTCTTCGATGTTTCGCTATTCATACCAACAATTTTTTTAACAACTCCACTTCTCAAATCTTCTGCTTTTTTTACTGTTTCTGTGGTTTGTCTTTTTGCATCTTTGATTAAACTATCTGCAAGTTTTTTGCCTTCAGGTGTACTCTGGTCCGTAGTTGCTTTTATAGATGCTATTGTTTTAGCTTCTTTTTCTTTAGCAGCTTTTATAGTCCCATCCCTTGCTTTGTTTGCATTGATAATTTCGGCACTAGCTTGCTCTGCGGTCATTCTAACGCCATAAGCTTTTATTCTATCTAATATAATCTTAGCTTCGCCCTCTTGCGTTGCCATTATGTTAATTGCAGTTTCTTTTTTTCTATCCTGGATAACTTTAATTTTCTGTTCATCCTCTAGCGTTAAAATCTCACCTTTATCAAATCTAGCTTTTATAATTGCCAATATTTCAGCGGTGGCTTTATCTTCGCCCTCTTTAGCTTTTCTGTGTTTTTCTTGCATTGCTTTCAATGCTTTTTCTTCTTCAGTTTTTGTTAATATATCACTTTTAGCATAAAAATCTTGCATTGTTTTGTATTCCTCGGCAAATCTTTTATCCATTTCAGTTTTTACGCTCGTGTTCATGGCTTGATATTTTGTAGTTGTATCTGCCAATATTTTAGAAGTTATTACAGTGCCATTTATATATAGGCTATCAAGTTCTTTTGTTGCTGCATCGTCTAATTTTATATATGCTCCCACCGCTTTTTCGGTAGCATCTGAAATTTTCACTGTAGTTGTTTCATAGCTTGATCCCATTCTATTATTTGCACTTTCTACACTTGTAGCAGTAGTTGTTACTTTATCTGCGAATAAATCAACTTCTGGAATAACTTCTTTATCCAGTGATTTTTTAATTAAAAGCCCTGCTCCTACGATTGCTGCTCCTGCTAATACGAAAGGCGCTGCTGCAAGTGCAAATCCTCCAAGTACGGTTGCAAGTCCACCAACTCCTGCTGCTCCTGCCGCTCCTGCTGCTGCGGTTCCAACTCCTGCGGTTGCTACTGTTGTAATTCCCATAGCGGTAGATATTGCGCCTAGTCCAGTTACTAAGCTCCCAGCAGCACCAACTAACGTTCCAACAATTAATAATAAAGGACCTGCGGCTGCTACAAATAAACCTACTTTAACTATATTTTCCTTTTGTGAATCTGATAATTCGTTAAATTTATCAGCCCATTCTTGAATTTTAGCGGCTGCTTTTGAAACCATTGGTATTAAAGTATCACTTAGAGAAATTGCAATGCCTTCTAATGCACTTTTAAGCTTCGTCATATTACCTTTTAAATTATCTTGCATAGTTTTAGCCATTTCATCTAATGCGCCATCACTATCTTTTATGCCACCTTGCAATGTGTCAAATTCTTCTCCAACTCCTGACAACAGAGCTTGTAAAGTTGTTAATTGAGTTTTACCACCAATCATAGACAAATACATATTTCTATTTTCTTCTGTCATATCTTTGGTTTTTTCTCTTACTTCTTTCAAAACATCGCCCATGCCTTTGAATTTGCCTTCACCATCAAATGCTTCTATGTTCAATTCTTTTAAAGCACCGCCAGCTTTTCCAGCACCGGTTGTAAGATTTATCATTATGCTATTCAACGAATTACCAGCTTCTGAACCTTTTTTGCCACGATTGGCTAATATTCCTAAGATTGCATTCGCTTCGCTCATTGGAGTATTAAGATTTTTAAAAGTACCGCCAGCGACAACCATTGCTTCGCCTAATTGCTTTACACTTGTATTACTTGTAGCGCTAGTTTTGGCCATTTTATCTAAATATCCTGGCAGTTCTTTTGTTTTTAATGATAATGCGCTCATGCTATCGGTAACTAAGTCACTTGTTAATGCCAAATCCATATTGCCTGCTTCAGATAATCTTAATACTGGTTCTAATGCTTCTATACTTGTTTTTGCATCCCATCCAGCTAATGCCATAAAACCTAATGCATCTGCGCTTTCTTTTGCACTTTTAGATGTTGCTTTTCCCATTTCAAGCGCTTTGTTCTTTAGTGCTTCAATATCGTCACCACTTGCTCCACTTATCGCCTGCACATTACTCATGCTTGCTTCAAAATCCATTCCAGCTTTTACACTTGCGGCTGCTAATCCTAGTATTGGCGCAGTAACTTTCATTGCTAGTTGTTTTCCAACCTTGGCCATTTTGTCTCCTGCTGCCTTCATTTTAGTTCCAACAGTGTTTAACGTGGTCCCTAATGTTGTCCACCTAGATTCCTGCGTGGCTATTTGACTATTAGTAGCATCTAACTGATTGCCCATATTAGTTAATGCGGTCCTAGCTTGATTTAATCTTATTTCTAAATTTTGTGATGCTGCGGAATCTGCGCCTGTTGCTTCGACACTTCTTCTATGTGCAGCTTCTAATGCAGATACTTTGTTTTGTTGAAGTCCCATAGTTCTAGTTAAATTAGTACCTTTAAGTCTTAATTTATCTAGTGCAGTTCCATTTGTACCTAATCCAGCGGTATTAGCTTTAAAATCACTGTTTAGCACTCTCAAACTTCTGTTTATTGATTTAACACCACTTTCAAACCCACTACTGTCCATACCCAGTGAGACCGCTAAGCTCCCTATTTCATCAGCCATAAATTTTCCTCCTTTCTTCTAAAATAAAATATTTTCTATAGATTCAAGTTTATTTTTTTCTTCTTCATCATCTATTCCATTAACTTTTCTGTGAATCTTAAATAATCCAAATAATTTTCTAGGTGTTGAATGCCAGAATGTATCTTCAGATAAATTTAAAACAGTGCAATGCAAATAGTAAAACCACGCAAAATCCCAAGTTTCGGAATCTTCGTGGCTGTCTAGTTTTTTCCTTCTTCATATTCCTCTATTTCTGTTTCTTCCTCTGCTGGCATAGCTTTGTTTATTAATTGTGTTAATATATCCATATAACTTTCTGACTCTTGTATTTTTAATAATTTGCCAACCTGGAAAGGACTAAAATGCTCATTAACATCTTCTATACATGCATTTATGCTTGCACATAAAAATCTTTTAACAGTATTCATTCTCGAACCTGTTGTAAAGGATGCTAGTGCCACATCTATTCCGCCATACATACTCTCTAGTTCTTCTAATGCATTAAAATCTATTGTTATTTCATGTTTTCCATCTGTTAAATTTATAAATGATTTTTTGTTTTTAATATCCTCTGCTTTCATGTTTCCTCCTAATTTAAAAAGGATATTAACAATTTTGCTAATATCCTTTCATTATTTATATTACTGCTGGTTGTTCTGCTACTGCTTCAAACCATGCCGTTCCTGTAGCTGGTTCATATCCTATTGAATCTTCATCCGCTATTGCTCTATAAGCACCATCATAATCTCGTGGATAAAAAGTTGCTTTTAATTTAGCAGTTTGGTCTTTTAATTCAACCTCTTCAGTTTCAAAACTATCCTCAGATAATTCAAAAGTACCTTTATATAACCATACATACATATATTTATTATTTGTTTTTTTAGACTTAAATCCCAATGCAATAGTTGGTGCTATGTCTGTTTTCTTTTCAAGCAATACACCTTTTACTATTGTTGATCCTTGTAAGATTGCCCTTGATTCTATTGTTAACTGATTTAATTCAATTTCAACGTCAACTGAATCAAATTTATTAATAACTTCTTCTACGCTATCATCGCTATATAATTTAGCCTGGGTTGATTTTGGGGATAATGTAGCTTTAATAGATCGTTCTAATTTTGTAGGTGTTTCATAAGTTGTGAGTACACCCTCAACATCTGCTGTCAATAGTGCGATTGTTATATCTTTTAATCCAACTCGTCTCATTTAATCCCATCCTTTTTATATTATTTCTTCTCTCTTAGTAACTCTAATAACCTTATGATATATTTTAGTGTCTTTTTCATATGACTCTGTTATATATTTTCTTTTAAATCCAGCGATTTTAAGTGCTTCTAAGGTATTTTTAACTAATGTTGCATAATCGCCAAATGTCCATATATCCACCTGAATATAATAACGATCTGTTGTTGCTTCATCATCCTCAAAATTTTCTTCATTTTGCGAATAATTAAAGTAAGTTATATAGGTTGTTTCGGATCCACTATATTTTTGAAACGTAACTGGAACACCTAAATTTTCAAGGGCATTAATGATTTGACTATTCATAATCCCAAACCCTTTCTTAATTCTTCTCTTAATATTCTTATGGCTTCTGTTTTATTATTTAAATATGCATTTGTTAGAAATGGCCTTGCAACCATTTTAGTTGTACCAAATTCAACCATCTTCATATAAAATATTTCAGAAATATCAGCTTTATCTACTCCTATAAGAACAGTTGTAACATCGCCTTTACTTTTAGGCCTGCTTATTTTTAACCCTGTCCTACCTGCTCCACTAACATCTTTAAATGTAGTAGTTCTAGTGGCATCATCTAAAATAGGTTTTGCAGCTTTTTTTAACGCTTTATTTTGTATGCTTTTACTTTTTCCACTTATAGATTGTAGCGCTGCCATTAGTTCTTGCATTCCCTGAAGTTCTAATTCTGCCACCTACATCACCTCAATGCATTGATTTTCATGAATTGATTTTTTCCAATTTTAGCTATAGATTTTATATCAAAAGTAGAATTTATATATTTAATTCTAAATAATTTAGTAACTTCGATTGCTTCTTCACTAATATCCTGGTCCAGTTCTTTAATATATCTTATACCAAATTTAACGGTGTTTTCTGATTGTACTGCTGCGGCTGCATAATATTCACGTCCTTGTAAGTCATCCCTGCTTGCCCAAATCGGTTTATAATCAACCCATGCTTCAACCTCAAACCCATTTTCATTAACTGTGGTTGTATACTTTTGTATTGTAATCCTTTTATTTAATTTTCCTATATCCATTAAATCACCTACTTTTATAAGAATAGCGAGGAATAAACCTCGCTAACTTCTAGTATTCTATTTTTTTGATACTTCTTACAGATCCTTTAACTACACCAAATCTTTCTAGTATTCTTAATTTGATTGTATCGTCTCTGAATCCAGCTTCTGTACTTCTTGCAACTGTTACTGCTTTTCTGTCACAGAATTTTACTGCTTCTTTCATATTTACAATATAAAAAGTAGCTGCCATAGTAGCTCCTGTTGGTAAAAGTGCAGAATCTACTACAACTAATTCTTTAGCATTAAAATAATATTTTCCACCAACTTCTGTTACTAAGTTGAGTGATCTACCCTCTAAATCCTTTTTATTTTTAAGTTCTGCGTATCCGTCTACGTTTGTATAAGTAGCTAATCCCGCTTTAACTGCTGGAATCGACTTATCTATCGCTTTTTCTAAATCTTCATATCCAGTTGAAGTAACTGCTACTGCATTAGTTTTAATTATGTTAAGGATTTTTGTATTTTCTGCAATAGTTACAATTTCAACAAAGTTCTTTTTACATAGTCCTTCAATTTCCACTTCAGCATCATCTACTGTTTCAGACGATAATGACTGGATTAAACCATGTTTTGCACATATAAAAGGTAGATCAGTGGTAACTAACGCACCATCAACGATATTATCGCCTTCAACAACTACTGGTAATTCGTTTTGCATAAGGTCAACAACTGGTATAGTACCCTCATTTTTCATAACTTGGATTACATCACAATAATTTTTAATTGATCCATAGCCTATTTTTAATTCTTGTAATTGATTGATAAACTGTTTTGGCATAACCGCTGCATTATCTGAGCTAACTATAGTTGCTCTTTCCTCTGTAGTCATTTCCTTGCGCATTATACTTTTAACAATACTTCTCATTTCACTTACATCTTTTGTTTCAACAGCAAGCTTTGTTTTTTTCTGTGTTTCTAGTGATCTCTTTTCTTCTGTTTCGATTTCTTGTTCCATTTTAATTAATGATTCTAGAGCTCTCTTTTCTGTAACTGCTGCTTCTGCTTTTGTTACATCCTTTACATCTAAAAATTCTCTAATCTCTACTTTTTTTGTTTCTAGTTGTGCTAATAGTAATTGTAATTTGTTCATTAATGATAACCACCTTTAAATTTATTTTTGGAATAAAAAAAGAACTATAATTCTAGTTCTAAATTCATTAATTTTATTTTATTTTCATTTTCCTCTAATACTCTTACTTCTTCTAAAATTCTAGTTTCTTCTTTCGTATAGTCCTCAAAACTATCTTTATAATCCCTTGTTTCTAACTCATTACCATCTTTGTCCCTCATTTCAACCATACACCCATCATAAGCAGGTTCTATTGTTAGTAGCGATATTTCTGTGACAAACATATCTTCTACGCTTCTAAGTTGTATAGCACCATCATTGACTTTCTTTTCCTTGTTACATTTAAAAGCAAATGATAAACCTGTAAACTCTTTTTTTTCTGCATATCCTATAAGAGTTTCATCTTTAGTCCTTAAATTAAATCTAGCGCCTATATTATCTTCATATAGTCTTAAGTTTTCGCTTGTGCTGTCATATATTTTGTCCCATGAATGATTAACAAGTAATTTTATGTCTTTGTTGCTTGCTATCGCTCCACCCCATGCTCCCTTGCGAATTTCTTCCCTGAATTTAATACCCTTGCTAGAAATTATTTTGCTTTTTCTTTCAGATATATTTACATAACCAAATAATTCCACACTACCATCATCGAGTTTTCTTATTTCCATTTATTCACCCCCATTTTTTTATGAAATATAGGCATTGTAAAACTTACTAAGCTTCTTGCAATGCCCTATACTATTATTTCTTCTACATAGTTAGATAATTTATCTAAGATACTTACTACAATTCTATCTGTTTTAGTATTTCCAGCTATTTCTGTGCTTCTGTTATCATACATATCACTAATTAATTTTAATTGTAGTAAATTTGCTAATTTAACTGCCTTTTCATCTAATTTGTAATATTCACCTACCATGCTGTCAATATATATTAAACTCGTATCAATTAAGTTCTGTATGTCTTCATTGTCTTCAATTTTTGAATAATCATAGGCCTGTTGAAGTGTTACCGCCACCATTTTCACCACCTTTTTGATAGCTTGCATTCCCATTTAATAAATCTTTTAATAATATTTGTCCTGAAGGTAATGTTATAATTTTTTCACCGCCTATACGCTCTACGCCTAATATATCTCTAGCATGGTCCAAATCATAAATACCATTGAAAACATACTTGCTTATTACTTCTGCTTGCGTTTTCGCATCCATTCTAAGCATTGTCTTTTCATTGAATTTTATTTTATAGCCTTGGCCACGTTCTGTTGGTGTTAATAGTTTCCAATTCATTTCTTGCTCTATTCCTGTAAAAATTACCATCAAACAATCTGTGAGAAATTTAATATTATCCTGTTCCTCGCTAATTGCTGTATCTCTTACTATTCCGAGTTTAGACAGTGGGACCTGCATACCCATTGCTATTTCTTCTTTTGATAATTTTCTAAGTTGTTCAAATTGTGCATCCGCTAAAGATAAATTTAGAGGTGAGACGTTATAACCTGCTGGGACCGTAAATATTTTTCCACTATTACTATAAATTCTGCTGAATTTAGATTGTATTTTCTTAAGGTCCTTTTCATCTTTCAAGTCTGAAGTAAGTTGCACAACTATTCTATTAGTTAGGCCATTAGTAAATAAATTATTAAGGTATGATTGACTTTTTAACGAGCTATCAATACTTTCCTTCATAATATTTTTTGTAGCCTTGGAATTAATCCCATCTAGTGTAAAATCACGCAATATAATTAAATCTTTATCAAATGCGCTGCCATACTCAGATTCTATCCCAATGTAGTCATAAAGTATTTTATTATTTTTGTTACCTTTGATTAATCCAGCGTCATCAATTGTTATACCATTAATCTTTACTGGATATAGCGCATTTACTTTTGTACCTGTTCTATCAATGTATAACGCTGATATACCCTCATGTTTAGATAATGCTACAAATGTTTTGAAACAATCAACTGCACTCATATATTGATTAGGCCTTAACCTTAGAGAATCGCTTAAGTAATGTTCTGTGGCGGTTCTTTCGCCTTTTTCCGTTTCTTGTTTAACTTGCAATGTACATTTCGCAACGCTTTCAGAAATTATCTTAATGCAACTAAAATAACAACTTTCTTTCATTTCCAGGCTATAGGGTGTATTATCATATCCATTTTCAGTGGAATATATATCATTCCATTCATTTACATCATATGCCCTTTTTTCTTCAATTTTTCTATCGAATATCATTTCTTTTTCACCTCCTTATGGCTCTTATTTAAGAATAAGCTATAGGTTATTAAACAAGCTGATACCGAATAAGCACCAAATATAATGCTCATATAAAAATTTGTAATAACTAATATAAGGGTTCCAACTAAAAATAAGCTATCCGCGATGAATAACTCTGTTGTGATCTTCTTTTTAATTTTATTTAATAGTTTTTTAATTATTATCACCTACCATTCCTGCGCCATCAATGCATCCGTAGCATCATATTTACTACTAGAATCTAATAATTCTGTATGCGCAAATATTAATACCACTACCATGTCTATCCTTTGTTTGTTTTTATCTTGTTTATTAAGCATTTCATCATCCGCTTTACCTACGCTTGTAGTAGCATTATTCATATTCCAATCAAGTAACTCGTTTTCACAATATTTAACTTTACCATCATACATTTTTTTGCGAAATTCTTTAGTTGATGGACTTAAATTAGTATACGTCTGTTTCAATTTAGTAACATCATAATCTTCAGCTAAACGTCCTACGAGTTCACCAGCATTCATGGGATCAGTTATTATACTATCAATTTCACATTCAAACATTACTTCTAGACCTCTTATAAACTTTTCAACCTTATCATAATCTATTGTCATTCCAGGGTGTATGTCACAGTATTTTTTCCTTTCATATTCTCTATAGTCGATTTTTTCTCGCCTATCTAATAAATTATCTTCAGGTAAAAATCCATGTGAGTAACAATATAAAATACCTTCGTCCTCAAAACATATTCCAACTGCTGTTAAATCTGTTGTTACTGATAGATCAATTCCTATTTTTACTTTCTTACCTTTTATTCTCTGCTTAAATTCCTTTAAGGATATTCTACATTTTTTCCAGTATTCGATATTTACATACTTTTCAAGTTCATCAGTATCAAGAAAGATATTCATGTTTTTAGTAAGAAATTCTTTTTGTTCACTTGTTTTTACTTTTGCAGTTTCACGATCTTCTCTTATTTCTTTATAGTTTTGTTCAACTCTAAGTGGATTAGACTTATAAAGTCCTTTATCGGTCCACGCTTCTTCTTTACTGCAATAATATAATAAACAAAATAGTCTAGGGTTTTTAATAGTGCCATTAAGCACTGCCCTATCATATTCTAATTCTTCAATCATTATACTTTCACTGTTTGCATATGCTGTAGTTGTCTTGATACAAATAGGATTCATTACACTTAATTGACCTTTTCTCATTGCTTGTATATTATCATTGTTAGTAAAAGCCCCAACTTCATCAGCTATATAACATGATGGACGTATTGAGTTATTTTTATCAGCTTTAGATGTTCTGGGAACAAAATAACTTTTAGTTAACTTGCACCTTATAATACCTATTTCACTTTCACTTACAAAAAAGTGTTTTGAAATATAAGGACTTGCGCTTATTAACTGTGCCATTGCTTTTCTTGTTTCTTTTGCTAAATCTCTATCAATACAAATACTATAAAATTCTGAAAAGTTTTGTTCTGTAAGCATTAAGAGCAAAATTATTAAACCACTTAAAAAAGTTTTTGCATTTTTTCTGGGAATAAATAAAATTATATCTCTATACCTGAACTTTTTAATATTGTTTTTATATCTCCATCCAAATAATGCACATAAAAATAGGGCCTGAAATCCTTCAAGTCCGCTTAATACCTGTTTACCTGCTACAAATCCTGTAGCATAATTGAATAATTTCAAAATATTATTTATTTTATTAAGTTCCTTTTTTTCAAAAGAAAACTCAAATCTTTCATCATATTGATTTTTGTTATAATCCTCTAGAAATATTGTACACTGGACTATAACTTCAACTGTGGTAACTTCTGTTCCTTCTGTTACATCTTTGCAATATTTTAAAGCTTTTTCTAAGAGTAACATTTATTCACCTCTTAACGCTTTTGCAACCGGATCATCTTTTTCATTTTCTGCATCTAAATTTATATTCCCAAGCCTTGCTCTAGCTGCAGGTGTTAATGATAATTCATTGCAGCTTCTAAAAAAATCAGCATCATAATTCTTTTTATTACTCATTATTGGATTTTGTACTAATAGTAATCTAGGATTATCATTTACTTTTTTTTCTATAAATTGAAGTCTGCTAATAGCAATCGCGCACTTAGCTAATATAAAAACATCTAAGTTGCTTAAAAGCTTGCTTGCTTCAAGTTCATTTTTTATATAATTAAATAGCTCTACCTGTTTACTGTCTAAATAATCAGGTGGAAATATTTTATCTGCATTTCCTTTTAAATTTTCTTCATTGTCAATTCTATTTTGTATTTCTTCTTTAGTTTGAGAACATTCCGATAATACTATTGCTGGTTTAGTTGGTCTTGCCAAATTCAAAACCTCCTTCGCTCAAAATTTCAAAACTTTCATTTTACAGATTAATTCTTACCGAGGG